CCGGTGTCGCGGAAGTTGATGGCCGAGGACGCACCGGCCGGTGAGCGGCTGGCGGCGTTGCGGTCGATGACGATGACGTCGAAGGCTCCGGGCCGGATGCCGTGACTGTTGTCGCCGATGTGCTGATGGCACCGAAGGGCGACTTGGTCGGTTCGACTCTGCCTCGGGTGTTCACGCCGCCCGCTGTCGCTCCGGGTCCGTCGGACTGTCCGTGTGGGGTGTGTGGGCTGACGCCCGAGAACTCGCTCGGGTTCGCGGTCATCGCGTTCGCCGAGTTCATCGGGTTCCGGCTGATCCCGTATCAGGCGTTCCTGCTGATCCATGGCCTTGAACTCCGCCCGGATGGGCTGCCCAGGTTCCGCCGGGTGCTGGTCGTGCTCAGCCGCCAGNGGCAAGACGACGTTGGGGTCGCTGCTGGCGGCGTTCTGGCTGTTCGTCGAGATGGTGCCCCTGGTGTGGGGGACGTCGGCGCAGCGGTCGACGGCGAAGGCGGCATGGAAGAAGACCGTTGCGATTGCCAAGAACCACCCGGAACTGTCGCCGCTGCTGGCTTCGGTCCGTGAGGCCAACGGTGACGAGACCCTCGAACTGGTCGGTGGCAGCGAGTACCGGATCAGCGCAGCGAACGACGACGCGGGCCGCGGGTGGACGATCTACCGGTTGCTGATGGACGAGCTCAGGCAGCAGAAGAACTGGGCGACCTACGGTGCCGCGTACACGGCGATGCGCGCCGTCGAGGACGCCCAGTGTTGGGCGATCACGAACGCGGGCACGGCAGCGTCGGTCGTGTTGAACGCGCTGCGGGCTCAAGCGTTGGCGCAGATCGAACAGGGCGACGCTGAGGACGTGATCGGCCTGTTCGAGTGGTCGGCGGTCGGGATGGGCCCGGACGGCTCCGACGATGTCGACCTGAACGACCGTGCGGCGTGGGTGGCTTCGATGCCGGCGCTCGGGTACACGATCACTGAGCGGACGGTCGCTGCTGACGTGAAGGGCGACCCCGCACCGGTGTTCCGGACCGAGTCGCTGTGCCTTCCGGTGCAGACGATGGACGCATGGCAGGCGAAGCTCACGGGCCGGTTCAACGCCGCGATGGACGGCGGGTCGGTGCCCGTCGGGAAGGTCACCATCGGGATCGACATTGACCGTGACCGGTCGTTCGCGTCGATCGGGGTGTGCGGCACCCGCGTTGACGGTCTCGCGCACGTCGAGGACATCGAGTCCCGTGAGGGCATTGACTGGCTACTCGCCCGGACCATCGAGGTGGCGAAGGGCCAGGGCGCGCCGGTCGTGCTCGACGCCTACGGCCCGGCCGGGAACGACATCTGCGCCGGGTGCGTGGCCCTCGACGATGCGGTGATGGAGTCACCGCAGACGCTCCGGGTCCGTGCCCGGGTCACCGACGACGGGACGTCCCCACTCGGTGATGCCGTCCGGGACGTCGAACGGTTGTGGCGGGGCGACGTGTACCGGTGGCAGCGCAAGGACGCCGGGTCGCCCGTGTCGCCCCTGTACGCGGTGACGTTGGCGTACACGCACCACCGACGGATCAAGCCGCGGTCGACCAGGCCGACGGTTGCATGGCTGTGAGAGGAGGGCGGCGGGTGCCCGAGAACGTGACCACGTTCCTTGACGTGCTGGCCGTTGCCCTTGTGGGTGCCGGTTTCGGTGTCGTCACGGGTGCCCTGGCTGGTGCCTTGGCCGGTGCCTTGGTCGGGGTCGGCGTGGGCCTCACGGTCGCTGGGGTGGTCGTCCTGGCCGCCTCAGTCGTTTCTGCGCGGCTGAACAGGTCGACGGGTGGGAGTGAGTCACCGTGAGCTTGTTCGTCCGTCAGCGGCCCGCTGAGCCCGCGTCAAGGGCATCCACGGCCTACCCGGGTGCCTCGAACGCCGCTGTCCTGGTGCAGTCGTGGTCATCGACCCCGGACAGTGAACCGATCCTGCCGACGTTCCGGTCCTACGTGCAGGACGGATACCAGGCGAACGGCGTGATCTTCTCGGTGATCCTGGCCCGGTTGATGTTGTTCTCTGAGGCCGAGTTGAAGTGGCAGCGGCTCGCGGATGACTCCCTGTACGGCGACTCGCGGCTTGCGTTGCTGGAGAAGCCGTGGGCGAACGGGTCGACGGGTGAACTGTTGGCCAGGATGGAGCAGGACGTTTCGCTGGCCGGGAACGCGTTCATCCGCAACATCGACGATGAGGAACTGTCCCGTCTGCGCCCGGACCTGGTCACCATCGTGTCCGGGCTGGTCGAGGACTCCTGGGGCCGGGAGCACCGTCGCCTGCTCGGGTACGGGTGGCGAGACGAGTCCGGCGACATGCAGTTCTTCGACAAGGGCGAGGTCGCGCACTGGTCGCCAATCCCAGACCCGTTGGCGACGTTCCGGGGCATGTCGTGGCTGACGCCGGTCCTGCGCGACGCCGACGCCGACACCGACCTGACCAAGTACAAGATCAAGTATCTGAGTCAGGCGGCGACCCCGAACCTCGTGGTGAAGTACCCCGAGGAACTCGACACTGACACGGTCGACGACCTTCGGGAGCGTTTCCAGGCCAGGCACGGTGGCGTCGAGAACGCGTTCAAGACTCTCCTGTTGGACCGTGGCGCGGACGCGATGGTCGTCGGGTCTACGTTCGAGCAACTGAACCTCACCGCCGTGCAGGCAGCGGGTGAGAACCGGATCGCCACCGCGGGTGGTGTCCCGGCGATCGTTGTGGGGCTCAAGGAGGGCCTCGACGCGGCGACTTATTCGAACTATGGGCTAGCGATGCGTCGGTTCGCGGACATCACGATGCGCCCGAATTGGCGGACGGCGTGCTCCGCGCTGGAGACGATCGTCCCGCCCGCTGCGGATTCCCGTCTGTGGTTCGACCCGGGCAAGATCGCCGCACTGCGCGAGGGTGAGAAGGAACGCGCCGAGACCGCCCGCATGAAGGCGACTGCCCTCGAACTGTTGGTCCGCGGCGGCTACGACCCGACGTCAGCGGCGCAGGTCGTCGAGCACGGCGACTTCGCGAGGCTCGCGCACACCGGCTTGGTGTCGGTGCAACTGAATCCGGCAGGGGCGACGATCGACCAAGGGGCCACTAATGGCTGAGTTCACTCGCTCGTTCCCGTTGCAGGATGCGACGGTCGCACCTGGCGATGGGCGGACTGTGACCGCGTTCACCGCAGTGTTCGACGTCGAGACCGAGGTCCGCGACCAGCACGGGCATTACCGGGAAGTGAACGACCGGGCCGCGTTCAACAAGACGGTCGCCGACAACGGCACACGGTTCGGTGTGTTCTACAACCACGCCAAGACAGTCCACGGCACCCCATCGGACCTGTTCTCCCTGCCGATCGGTGTCCCCGTCGAGGCACCCCGCGTCGACACCCTCACTGTCGACGGCAGGTCCGTGACGGGCCTTCTGACGTTCACCCGGTACGACAAGACCGACCTCGGCGACCAGATCCTCGAGGGCATCCGGTCGGGGTCGATCCGCGGATACTCCTACTCGGGCCGGTTCGTCCGGTCCGACCCCGGCAAGCCACCCCGTGGCGGGTGGCGGGCGAAGTCCGACGGGTCCCTCCAACTGGTCCGCCGCTCTGAGATCGCCATGGCCGAGTACGGGCCGACCCCGTTGCCCGTGTTCGACGACGCCGCCGTCATCGGGCTCCGGTCCCTGGTCGACCAGATGTCATACCTGAGCGACGCCGACCGCGCCGCCATCGCCGAAATCCTCACCCGGTCCACTCACCTCGATGAGCCGGACGACGGGTCCGACACCCCCACCCCGGGGGCCGTCGCAGGTTCCGAGCCGCTGACGCACTCGGGTCTGACCCCATCGCAACGGGCCCGTATCGGGCTCATCACGAGAGGAGT